ATAAACTTCTTATCGACGCATGGCAGTTGGGTGTTAAAACACTTTACTACCAACACTCAATGAACTCGGCTCAAGCATTCGCAAGAAAAAAACTTAATCTAAATGATTTAGTTTGCACGAGTTGTGAAGCATAACACCTAAAAAACAACGATAACGCATGAAAAACCCGGCAAGTAATTTGTCGGGTTTTTTTGTTTCTAAAAAAAATAATAGGAATATATTTATGTAATATGGCAGATGGTAAAACATATGGTATTAATTTTCCGTTCGGACAGAGTCAAGACGGAAAGTATCTATCATTATCTCAAACACCCGAAGAAGAAATCCGAACTGACTTGTTACATTTGATTTTAACAAGAAAGGGTAGTAGATATTATTTACCAAATTTTGGTACAAGAATTTATGAATTCATTTTTGAACCAATGGACGGTTTATCGTTTGAAGCTATTAAGGCTGATATCAGACAAGCCGTAGATGAGTTTTTACCAAACTTGGTTTTGAATGATATCACGATTACACCATACACCGAAGAACTTGAACTCATTGGGGACTTGAATATGAGTCAAATAGGTGTTAGTGGTATTTATAGAGTACCAGGAACTGGTGTTGCTGACTATACAGCAAAAATAAGAATTGATTATACTATAACAGACAGCACCTTTAATAGTAAGGATTTCGTTATTATTAATATTTAATGTAAATGGCACAAAGAAGAATATCATACGCAGACAGGGATTTTGAATCACTACGTCAGGACCTCATCAATTATACTCAACAGTATTATCCTGAACTTATTGATAACTTCAATGATGCTTCAGTATACTCAGTATTCTTAGATTTAAACGCAGCCATAGGTGATAACTTACATTATCACATGGACAGAAGTATTCAAGAGACTGTTCTTCAATACGCACAACAACGTTCTTCAATTTTCAACATTGCAAGAACTTACGGTTTGAAAATACCCGGTAACAGACCATCAGTTGCTCTTTGTGATTTTGCAATTACAGTACCAGCATTTGGTGACCAAGAAGACACAAGATATTTGGGTATTCTAAGAGCTGGTTCACAAGTAGTTGGTGCAGGACAAACATTTGAAAATGTTAACGATATTGACTTCTCATCACAGTATAATAGTGAAGGATATCCTAACCAAACAAAAATACCTAACTTTGATTCAAACGGTAAACTATTAAATTACACAATCACCAAAAGAGAGGTTGTGGTTAATGGAATTACAAAAGTGTACAAGAAGGTTATTACACCTGCAGATATTAAGCCATTCTTTGAATTTTTCTTACCTGAGAAAAACATTATCGGAATTACGTCTGTTATTCAAAAAGACGGAACATCGTTTCAATCAATCCCAACATACTCTGAATTTATCAATTCACCTGACAGATGGTTTGAAGTTGATTCATTGGCGGAAAGTAGAGTTTTCATTGAGGACCCAACAAAACCCGCAGACAGACCAGGAATTAAAGTTGGTAGATATATTGAAACTGAATTAAGATTCATTAGTGAATATACCCCTGAAGGATTCTTAAGAGTTCAATTTGGTAATGCTACTGTTACGGCTGACGACCAATTAGCTCAATTCTCAAGAACTGGTGTACCTCTTAGAATTCAAGATTACCAAAACAATATTGGTTTAGGTAAAACAGTGAAAGCCAATACCACATTATTTGTACAGTACAGAATTGGTGGTGGTACAGTTTCAAACATCGGTGTTAATACAATCAATCAAGTGGGTACTGTTAATTTCTTTGTTAACGGACCTTCAGCAAATATCAACCAACAAGTTGTAAATTCACTTAGAGTGAACAACGTAACAGCTGCGATTGGTGGGGCTAACCAACCAAACATAGAAGAAGTTAGAAACATGGTTACGTTTAACTTCGCATCTCAAAACAGAGCGGTAACTGTAAATGACTACTACGCTTTGATTAGAAAAATGCCTGGTAAGTTTGGAGCACCTGCAAAAGTTGCAATCACAGAAGAAGATAACAAAATCAATATCAATATTGTTTCATACGACTCCACTGGTTCATTAACTCAGACGGTATCTAACACATTGAAAACAAACTTAGCTAATTACTTATCAAATTATAGAATGATAAATGATTATATTTCTATCAATGTTGCTCAAGTTATTGATTTGGAATTCGATATTTCAGTAGTGGTTGATGCGGCACAGAACCAAGGTGAGGTAATCACAAGAGTAATTGATAAAATACAAACATTGATGAGTCCTGTCTTTAGGGAGATGGGTGGTAACGTATTCATATCAGAGATTAGAAGTCAAGTTCAAGACGTTGCTGGTGTGATTTCTGTAACGGATTTAAAAGTATTCAATAAAGTGGGGGGTCAATACTCGTCATCTGAAACTTCACAGAGATATGTGAATAGTGCGACTAAAGAAATTGCTTTGGTTGATGACACTATTTTTGCTGAACCTTCACAGATTTATCAAGTTAGATTTCCTAACAAAGACATTAAGGTTAGAATTAAGAACCTTAAAACTGTCGATTTCTCGTAATTCATTTACATAGAGTTTTACTAAGTTATTATGAAAATAGATGAATAACTATTTATCTAAAAAGATATTATATGCCTAAATCATACAGATTACGTACACAATTAGGAGTAGACCAAACTTTGCAACTGAATGTAGAACAAGATTTCGACTTTTTGGAAATCTTATCAATGAAACTTACTCAGGGTGATGTCTATACTCGTTTTTGTGCTGACTATGGTGTGGTTGTTGGTCGTGTTGTTGCTAACGGTGGATTTGGTGTACCAAATGTAAGGGTTTCTGTGTTTGTACCTGTTGATGACGAGGACTTATTAAACCCTGTAATAACCGCTCTTTACCCATATAAAAGCCCAGCCGAAAAGAATGAAGATGGGTATAGATATAATTTATTACCATACAATCAAGAATACGGGGGACATACTCCAACGGGTACCTTCCCGACACGTGAAGACTTATTAACACGTAGTGAGGTACTTGAAATATACGAAAAATATTACAAGTATACTGTTAAGACAAACGAGTCGGGTGACTTCATGATTGTAGGGGTTCCTTTGGGTATACAAACACTTACAATGGACTTGGACCTTTCCAACATAGGTGAGTTCTCTCTAAGACCTGCAGACTTGATTAGAATGGGTCTTGCAACTGCAGAACAATTTGATGGTGTACAATTTAGAGCCTCAGAAGATTTAGATTCGCTTCCTCAAATTATTAATGCAAAAAAAGATATCAATGTAACATCTTTTTGGGGTGATGGTTCACAATGTAGTATTGGAATTACTCGTGCGGATTTTGATTTAAGAGAATTGGGTATTGAGATTCAACCAACAGCGGTATTCATGGGTTCAATAATGAGCTCACAAGACGCTCAAATGTTGAAGAAAAATTGTAAACCAAAAACAGAACAAGGTGACCTCTGCGGTATGGTCACAGGTTCCGGTGAAGTTTTAGCTATTAGACAAACTGTAAGTACCGATGAAAACGGCAACCCAATCCTTGAACAGTTTAGATTGGCCAATGGAGGTAAAGTGATTGATGATGATGGTACATTTGTGTGTGACGTACCGATGAATTTAGATTATGTAGTCACAAATGAATATGGTGAAATTGTTTATTCACGAGACCCAAGAATCGGTATTCCAACAAAAGGTAAGTATAGATTTAAGATAAAATATCAATCACAACAAAATGGTCCTCTAAGGGATGGTACGACACTTATACCTATCCAAGGTGAAATACAGAGAGCGAACTTTTTAGTACCAAACATTAGAGAATATGGTTGGACGGGAACAACAACAACAAACCCTGGTGTTGACCCAGCACAATATGCGGATAGTAATAGTCCATACTACGACCCAAATTATACGGGTAACACAAATTGGCAACAGTTTCAAAAAAGCTACGCATTCTCTTTAGACTGGGATGACTATTCGGACAAACAAGCCGCTATTAATTGTGAAGATTTTTTCTATTTAATGAAGTATAACAAAGTTTATACAACTTCACAATTTATTGAAGATTATAGAAAAGGTAGTGGTAGGGCAAGATTTTTAGGTATAAAGGAAATTCTTGACAGAAGTTGTGAGTCTGAAAATAATAAGTTTCCCGTAAACGATGGAGTAAGAAATTTTGATTTAATATACTTTCTATTCAACATTTTACTAACCACTTTAGTTCCTACAATTATAACATTAATATTTTTATCAAATATTATCTGTATTCTTTGGCCAATTTTAAGGGTTGTTATTAATGTTGTAGGTACTGTAATATTAAGTGCTTTAATTATTATTTGTAATGTAGTAAAGGCATTATCATTTGGGTTATTAAAATTAAATTGTCCAAAATGGCAGTTAGTTAATATTAGTGAAACATGTCCATTAACGGCAATCCCATTACCTAATATGTCGTATCCTGACTGTGATATGTGTAACTGTGAAAGTCGTGACGTAATAACTCAAAATGATACAACACCATCACCAAATAATAGTTTATTAGTAAACTCAACTGACTATTTGTTTTTTGAACAAGTGATAGGATTGAATGGTGATGAAGTAGATACTTCTTGGCAATCAAAATATGTTTATGGATTCCAATCTACAATGTCTGGTTTTGACAACGGTGTTGATAATTCAGTTTGGACTAAATCACCGTTTATGGATGATAACAATGATGATGGTAATCCTTACACGAATTACAAAACATGGTCGTGGGATTTGTCATTGTCTGAAAGAATGAACTTGTTTAATGTTAAGGCTAAATATCACGCCGATAGTGCACAAAACAAAGTAAAAGTAAGTGTTAACCCATCGTCATCTTTAAACACTGGTAAATTTCACTATGATAATGTTTTGGTTTTATTGTGTGACCCTAACAGTCAAGATGCTCTTCAAGCGGGTAGAGTAATTTCTTTCCAAAACACAGCAAACTCATCGGACCCTAACATAAGTGGTGGAACAACGGGTACTTCAATCACCAGTACTACTTATTATGCTACTGTAAATTATATGAATCCGTCAAACTTGAGTACTAATAGTGCTACTGTTTATGAGATTACAGGTTCAACAAATGAATTAAAGAACAAATATCTTTATCCGTCAGACGTAGAATACTATCAAGTAATTACGGCATCTACAATACAAGATTATGTCCAAATTGCTGGTGTGTCAAACATACCGTCAACATATGGTTTTGGTAACGACAAACTCATAAATCGTTTCATATTTGGATATCAAAGAGTTTCTAAAGGTGGTGGAGACAATCCTGATGATTACCCGGATTCTTCAGGTACGGAAAAGTTCAAATACAATGTGCCAAACTTCCAACTGAATACTGAATATAATAGTCATATTGTGGTTTTCTTAGTTAGAGGTGTTGACATGTATACTGACAGACAAGATACTATTTTTGATTTATCACCGCTATATGGTAAATCTTTTGGTACGGGTCCTACAGTCAGAGGAAATTACAAAATGAATATTCCTGTACAAAAATATAATTCAGTTAATTATACTTTGACAAGACATAATTTATTGGCAAATAACGGTTCCAATAATAATGGTTATTTGTTTTATGGTAGTTACACATTTACTGTTGGTTCTAATTATCAATCATATATAAGTAAAAACCATTTGGATTACTCCTGTTTAGACGCTAGTAACCCTAAAGTAGGTTCAGGAACTGCGGGTTCAATCGGTAATTTTAATACTGTAAGTGGTGCTTTGGCAACAAAGAATAGTGGTAATAAGATGGTCAATTCTACAAACTCTACAGGATTCAAAAATGGTTATAAAAACAATGAAATTATTGAAGGTGGTACGATGATGTTATGTAATGGTGGTTCGGGTAATCCAAGTAGAAACGATTATTTCTATTACTCACCAACATACTTCACACAATACCCTACAGACACAATTACAATGTCTAACACCACAAGAATGATTATGAGGTCTGATAGATTACCAACTTCAGATACTCATGATAGAAGATTTGTTTTACATCAAAATAAAAACTTTGCGGTTTATGCAATTACAGATAGTGGTTTAAGTGAACAAGTAACACCAACTTATAATGTTGGTAGTGATAACTCTAATGAAGCTGCTGATGATTTCTTGGAAGATGCTGGTAGTGTTGCTGCAAACATCATTCAAACATTTAGTTGTGGGTCGATGGTACCACTTAAGTGTTATACTGGTGATGGTGAAAACTTTGGAGTTGCAATAAACACGGACGATTGTTATTATTTTGATAAACAAGATGATATTAAAAAAATGTATGGTGGGTGTTACTATTTAGTACAAAAACCAGCATTCTCAACTATCGGAAAAGACATTACAACTTTCTTCGAATGGAGGACAAGATTTAGAATGATGTTTGCGTTATGTAGAAATGTTATTTCATTAACATTTACTAACAACTGGATTAACGGTTCTCTGTACATGTATTCATTCCAAAAAGACACTTTGTATTTAGCACCTTTTTCAGCGGCAACATTTAATTCGGATACAACATACAGATATTGTACAGATACCATCGTATTTAAAGAAACTAATAACTCATTCTTCTATCGTAGTTCACCGTACAACGGAAGTACTTTTGTAGGAAAACTACCACCATTAAATGCTAACGATGAATTGTACGATGCAAGTAATAAAAGATTACTTGGTAGTCCAACAACTATAATTGATTTGGGGCCAAGAGACCAATTTGTTAGAGAGATTGCATTCAATCCAGATTACGAAGGATTTATTATTAATAAAATTCCAACAACATCGTACAATGACACTTCAGATATTTTACAGTTGTTTGTTATTAGTAGATTGGCGGATGCTAATTTTTGGGAACAAGTTTTAAATGCGGGTGATTCATCTATTGGTCAGTTATTCTCAAGACCTAAACAAAGATTAGATGGTGACATT